AAGCTGAAGGGGACCCTTCATGCTCGGACGCAGTTCCATCTCAGTTCAAGCAATTACGCCGGCGCGGATGCTACGCAGCCCACCAAAGGCACCGATCCCGCGGAGCGGGTTCGTACATGGGCGCGAAGCTGCCATCGCGCCCCCTCCCCTTTAGGTCGTTCGGTCTCTACGCCTCAGCCGGTGTGGTGGCTCCGTTACGCGAATCGGTGTGATGGTGAGCCACTACACCGATTCCATTGACCGTGATGTCGCCGCCGGTGACATCGATGCCATCCTCCCGCATGACGAAGCTGGCGTCCCCCACGCGGAAGGCAATGCTGCCCCCGGCCGGGATCTCGATGCTGTAAGCATGGGCCGCACGGTCGTACTGCACCACGGCGCCATCCCTGTACCGGCGCACATGCGCATCCGGGTTGCCCCCCGGCGCCGGATGCGCCTCCTGGAACAGCCCCAGCAGCACAAACCCCTGGGCCGGATCGCCCAGCGGGCAGAACACCACCGCCTGCTCGCCCGCCTCCGGACACCAGAACTCCGCATCATGGCCGGCGCGCGGGGCGAGCCAGGGCAAGGGCGGCGTATCCAGCCCGCCGCTCGTCACCACGCAAGCGGGCCGCGCCGGATCGGAGAGATCGACGGATTTCACCACGCCCACCCGGATCATCTGCGCCACCAGGCGCCCGAGCTCGGAGAGTGCCCACATCACGCCAGCACCGGCTGGTAATCCGCCGCACTACCCGAACCATCCCCGGAGAGCAGATCGCTGGGCACGCTGCCCTGGCTGAACGCCTCCCACACCGACGCGCCAAAATGCCCAACCTGCTGCCACTCCACGCGCCAGACCAGATACTGGTCCAGCTCCTCCGGTGCGAACACGTCAGGATAGGCCCCGATCAGCTGGGCAGCATTCACCCTCTGGCCGAAGCGGTTCAGATGCACGAAGGCGCACAATGCCGCCGCCATGGCCCGGATCTTCCGCCCCGCCCCCGGCAGGCTGGCGGGCAGGATGATGCGCGCCGCAAAGCGCAGCGCCAGAGCCTGCTGCCCGGTCCCGGGATCCTCATCATTCGACCCCTCCATCTCCTCGAGATCGAGATAGAGCGCCGGCACCGGCCGGGCCCGGCGGTCCTGCGGATAATCATCTACCACCCGGAAGGCCGGGAACTGCGCCTGCAGCCGGTCGATGATCGCCTGGTGGAAGACCTCAAGGTCTAAAGCTGCGTTTTGGTCCGCCATTGCAATTCATGCTCGAACAGTTTGAAAAATTGCGCCTCAAAAGCCGCCGTGCCAAGCACCCGGTCCTCGATATACGCCTCGGCGGGTTCCACGATCTCCAGATACTGCTTGACCAGCGGCATCCGGGCCCGGCCCTTGCGCTTGAACACCGCCAGGGCGCCGTTCTTCTGCCGGGCCACAAATCCTCCCTCGACAAAGTGGCCCGCCACCCTCACCCCGGCCCCTGTCTGCCGGGGCGTGCCCAGCCGCGCATACGAGATTGGATCAAGCCCGTACCAAACCTTCACCCCTTGCTCCGCGCCGCGCCGGGCGAGGCGGAAGGTCTTGAGGCGGCCGCGCAGAATCTTCTGCTGCACGCGCAGCTCCTTCGACAGCCCCTTGATCGATTGCGCCCGCAGCCAGTTCGCCATCTTGCGCAAGGCGGCATCCAGCGCCTTGTCCAGCTGCGCCGGCGTGGCCCTGAACGAAGAAGCAATCCGCTCCAGCCCGTCGCTGTCGAATTCCAAATTGACAAGGCCGCCTGCCCCGCCGCCCCGGCTCATGCCGGTGGATCCAGCGGCGCCAGGCGGATAATGCCCCAGCCGCTGCCGTCATTCTGCGGCAAATCCGCCACCTGGTAGCTGGTGCCGTCGATCAGCACGGTATCAAAGCGCGACACCGCCGTGACCGCGGCGAAGCTGCATTCCAGGCGGGGATTGGCCAGGTCGATCTCATACTCGCCGGTATGGGTGTTGAGCGTGGTGTCCTCAAAGATGCCGGTCACGCTCAGCATGGCGCCGGAGGCAAGACTGAACACGGCGAGCGTGGCAAAGCCGCCATCCTCATCCGTGTCCAGGAACTCGCCCAGTTCCTCCCAGCTGGGCGCTGGCATCAGGCCTGGGCCGTCTCAACGGCCGGTGCCGGGGACTCCGGCTGCGTCTGGGACGTATCAGCAGCGGGAGCTGCCTCAACCGCCGGTGCCTGGGCCTGCGGTTGCACCGGGGCGCTCGGCTGGGCCACGACGGTATCCACCGCAGCAGCGGGCACAGGCGCAGGCACGGCCGGAGCCTGCTGCGCCCCCGGCACGGTGGAGGCAATCACCGGCTTGGCATCATCATCGCTGGTGGCCAGCTCAACCTTGCCGCCATCCAGCAACTGCTTGGCCTCATGCTCCAGCATCTCGATCAGCTCGCCGCTGGCGATGATCCGGCCCGCCACCACAAACGGGTGAATGACCTTCAGCACAATCTTCTTCAATTCCATGTCTCAACCTCTCAGGAGATAAACAAGGCCGCCTGACCCGGCGGCCTGCAGACGCTCACGCGGTCACGCGGTCACGTGGTCACGCGGTTACGCGGTTACGCGGTTACGCGATCACGCAGCCGCCGTGGCGGCCTTATTGGCGTAGGTGAAGGAGCCGATGCGGCGGATGTTGAGATCGACATCCTGGAACACCACGATGCGGGTGCCGCCGCTGGTGCTCAGGCTGTACGGATCCACCATCATGTCGAGCCCGCCCCACATCGCCACAATGTAATCAGCCCAATTGCCGAACCAGACATCGCCATTCTCGATCTGGTTGGTGGTCTCCACCGCATAGCCGTTGATGGTGTTGCCCTGCTCCCAGATCGTGGCGCTGCCATTCACCCCAGGGAATTTCAGCGTGGTCTTGGCGGCGCCACGGGCGCGGGCATTGATGACGTAAGCCATGCCGTCCACATCCGCGTTGGCGGCGGCAATGTCCGTCTCCATCTGCACGAATTCCTGGTAGGACGGGTTCACCTCCGCCAGCTGCACGGCATGGATGCCGGTCTGGTACAGCAGCCCCTTGGGCTGGCCGCCGCTGCCGGTGGCGTAGAGCACCGCCTTGTCCACCGCCAGCGCCATCACCCGCAGCAGATCATTGCGCACGATCAGCTCGGCATCCGGCGTCGCCTGCATCATCAGCCGGCGGGTGATGTCGGTGAACGCCGCCATCGATTTGGGGGTAAAATGGATCTGATCCAGCGCCGGGGCGCTATCGGACGGCGCCCCGCCCTCACCCACCCAATAGGCCTGGGTGGCATCGGTCTGGCGCGGGATATCGACATTGCCGACCAGCCCGCCCATCGCGGTGACGCGCTTCAGCGCCCAGGTCTTGTTGCGCAGCAGCTCGATGAAGCTGTCCGACAGCAGGCTCTGTGCCACGATATTGGAACCGGCGCCAGAGGCCGGGGTGGTGGTGGAGAAGGCGCGGTTGAGCACATCCGCCGGGATCATGATGCCGCGGGATTCCTTGCCCAGCTTGTCGGTGGCGGCGCGCGAGCACTCGAACTCGAACGCGGCCTCCTTCTGGAAGCCGGCATTGAGCGGATTGGCCAAGGCGCGCACCGCGCGCATCAGCGAGTAATTGCGCACCTCCCGGTCGGTCAGCCCGACCTCGGCCTCGCGCACCTGCTCGGCCATCGGCTTGGCCGCGCGCTGCTGCGCGTATTTGGCCAGCAGCTCGCGCTGCATGTCATCCGGCCCCTTGCCCTCGGCGATGCAGCGCAGCGCCAGATCGGTGGCGCCATAGGAATTGCCCAGCTCGGTCAAAGCCCGCACACGGCTGCGTTCGGCCTCCTGGCCGCGCTGCTGCGCCGCCTGCGCCTCGGCGCCGGCGCGCTCGATCACCTCAAGGATCTCGATGATGGCGCCGGTCTCATCCACCTTGGCGCGGACCAGATTGCCGGAACCATCCCGCAGGATTTTCTCATTCATGCATATGCTACCTTCAGAACTTCGGAGGCTCCGACCTTGGGCAAGAGCCGGGCGCGGTTCCTCCCGTGGGTTTTCCCGGGGGAGGTGGCTGGAGCTGGGGGGCGCATGGGCACGGCCAACGCCGACGCTGGCATCGGCGGGCACCGAGACGAAGCTGATCTCATAGGGCTGCCATTCGGTGATCAGGTACACATCATCCCCGGCGCGCTCCTCCTGCAGCCGCATGCCGTTGACGATGTAGCCGACCGAGATCTTGGTGATGATCCGGTCCGCCACATCCCGCATCAGCTGCTCACCGGCCGGGCTGCGGCTGAACCGCACCACGGCGCGGCCAACCCGGTCGGCATCGACGCGCGCGGATTCCACCACCCCGCGCTGATCGCCCCAATCATGCATCCACAGCACCGCCGCGCCATCATTCAGCCGCGACAAATCCACCGCCCCCGTTGCGTGCGACAGCACCTCCAGCCCGAACCAGCGCGGCACCTCGGCCGCCTCCGAGCTGAATGACAGCTCCACCGTGCGCGCCACGGTATCAACCTCGCCCAGCCCCGCCTCACGGCGCAGACCGCCCTGGGCGCGGATCTCCGCCAGCCGCGCGGCGACTTTGTTTTTATCAAGCATCTTACTTATCCTTTGGAGATTCCGGCGGCGCCTTGGCCACCGATTCATCGCCCTTGTTCGGAGAGGCCTCCGGGGCTGGCAGCAGCCCGAAGATCACGCTCAGCAGCGCCTCGGGAATGCCCGCCGCCTTCAGCTGCTGGTAATCATCCGCCAGCTCGCGGAAGACCTGGTCCGGATCCCGCCCCTGCTCGCGGATCACCTGCGAGGGCGAGGTCAGCCCGGCGCGGATCGCCGTCACATGCGCCGTCACATCGGATTTGGGATCGATCCACGGCCAGCGCCGGGGCTGGCAATGCACCTCCGTATAGATTTGCAGCTTCGCCGCCGGCAAAGGTGCGCCGGACTTCTTGACGATCAGCCCCTGCAGCAGCGCGTATTTGAGCCATTCCTCGCGCACCGGCTGGCACAGCGCCTCGATCAGCCATTGCTGCAGCTCCTTCCAATGCTCGCGCACATCGAGCGCGCCCTGGCGGATGCTGGAGAAGTTCACCCCCTCCAGATCCCCGGCCAGATCGTTGTACATCACCCCCATGCCGGCGGCGGCGCCGCGCAGCATCGCCTTGTTGAACACCGCGAACTCGCCGCTCGGATATTGCGGGTTCCACTCCGCGATTTTCGCGCCCTCGGGCAGCTCATGGAAGCTCAGCGGCTCGGCATTGATCGAGCCGGCGACATCGGCCTCATCATCCGCCTCCGGGCCAAAACCCTGCTCATACTCGATAAACCCCATCTTCGAAGCGCTGGCGCGGGCATTCTGCACCGCCGCATCCTCAAACCCCTGCAAATGATGCAGGCGGAACAGGCTGGTCGAGGCCCAGGGCAGGCCGCGGCGCTGCCCCGCCATCTCCTGCACAAAGCCGTGGAGGATCTGCGCCGCCGGGATGCGCACGAAACCCTTGCCGTTGATGCTGTAATAATACGCATCCCACTCATCCATGCTGGTGAAGTGGTAAGCCACCGGCTTGCCGTAGCGGGTGAACTCAATCCCCTGGCGGATGAAGTTGCCGCTCTCGCCAAAACGGTAATTCTCATACTTCACGCTCAGGCGCTGGGGATCGAGCATTTGCAGGGCAAAGCCATGCGCCCCCGCCTCCTCGCCCCAGATTTTGCGGATGATGAACTCGCCATCGCGCGCCGCATGTTCGAGCGCCAGGCATTGCAACGCCCGCCAGCTCAGCTTGCCGGTTACCTCGCAATTGCCGGGCTTGCCCCATTCCTTCCAGGCGGCATCGATGGCGTCATTGGCATCCTTGTCGAACTTGCCGTTGCCGCGTTTGGCCTTGGCCTGCATCAGCACGCCATGCGGCCCCACCACGTTCTGGCGGACCTGGCGGATGAAGCTGCGCACGTAATCATTATTCGACCATTGCTCGCGCGAGCGCGCCACCAGCACCGGCTGGCGCTGGCTGATATACACATCCGGCGAGACCGGCGTGCCGCTCCATGCATCCTTCGGGTCAACGAACGAGGCCTTGAACATGCCCCCCAGCACCGGCAGCATCCGCCGCCGGCGCGGCGGCGGCCCGGCCTCTGATAATGGTGATGCTGGCGTGGCCGCCGCGCGGGCATTGCTCGCCGCCTGCACGGCGCCACGGTTCCGCCGGGGCCAGAATGGCAGCCTCACAGCCCGAACCGCACGGCGATGGCGCGGCCAAAGCCCCGGCGGCCAGAAGAAGCGGCACGCTCACGCCGCACCCGTGTCGCGTAATAGGCGCGTAGTTTCAGCAAATCCGCCACCGCCATGCGGTACAGCTCACGGTTATTGATCCGGTAGCGCTCCTGATCCCGCGTGGCCCGCTTGGCCAGCACCGCATCGATGGCGTCCAGCGCGGTCTCCGCCTCGCTGCGCCCGTCATAGGTGCTGGCGGCGGCAGACAGATCCGCCAGCACCGCCAACTGCCCAGCGCCGGCCTCATGCACCGCCACGCCATCCGTTACCCGCAAACTGAACCAATAGCGGCCAGGCACCCATTTGGCCGTGACGGCCGCATCCGCCGCCAGCAGGAAGCTGGTGCCATCCGCATCAACAATGCCTGCCAGGTCGATAGCTTGCGGTCCGCGCAGGGCCAGGGTCAGCCGCCAAGCCGTGGCCGGGTAATCCCCCAGCGCCAGCTTGGCGCGGAACGTGGTCCCGGCCTTAATCTCCGGCGGCAATGCCGCCGGGTTCTGTGTGCAAAATTCCATTCATCACCACGAGGTCGCCCAGTTTTTGCCAATCCGGGCGGTCCGCAGCTTGCGGCGCCCGGCCGAGGCGGCACTCTGCTTGGCGGGGACGGCGGCTTCCTCCCGTGGGTTTTCTGGGGCGGGTGGCTTGGGGGCAGGTGATGGGAGCGGCCGGGGTTGCGGCGGCGGTATCCTGCCCCGCTCCCGCTCCGGCCGGGGTGGCGGTGGTGGTGGTGGTGGTGGTGAATCGTTCGGCGGCTCGCCCGCGGCACTGACATCGACATCGGGAACCTTTTCCAGCACCTGGTGCAGCGGCACGCCCATGCGCTCAGCCAGGCGCTTCAGATTCGGGTTCATGATTTTGAGCGCCGCCAGGGCATAGACCCGGCAATCCAGCGCCTCGTTGCGCGCCTTATCCGGCTTGCGCCATTCCCGCACCGGGAAGCCCTTGATGTAGCGCGTCACCAGCGTCTCCGCCGTCAGCTGCTTAAAATATTCCTCCTCCCGCTCCAGCGGGAAGTGGCAATAACCCGGCCCCGGCCGCGCCAGATTCAGCCGCCGCATCACCACCAGCTTGGCCTCATCCACCCCGACGGTGAACAAATCCACCGGCCGCCCCTTCCGCCCCGCCTTCTTGCGGCTCGGCGCCGCCGCAATCGGGCTGCCCCAGCTGCCGCCGCCCTTGATCGCGAATAGCCGCCGCCCGGTGCGGCCACGGGCATATTCATAGGCGGCCTGGGTGTGACCGCCGCGCCCGCCCGTATCCAGACAGGCGGCGGTGATGGGCAATTCCACCCCGCTCTCATGGGTGAATGTCTCGGCCAGCAGATCGTCGAGATCCTCCCACACCTCCTGCTGCAGCGTGTCGCCCCACAGCACCTCATGCGCGACGGACCAGGATTCCTCGCCCAGCCCCCAGGCCACAACCTCCACCTCGAGCCGGTCCTCCTGCATGTCGATCCCGGCGGTCAGATACAGCCCGCCCAGCGGCACCC